CCCGAATCAACTTCAAAATATGGAGTTCCAAATGTTTCCACTAAATCTCGTTGACTAGTGATCACATATAATTTTCCAGCATTTGCTGATATAGTTCCCTGTGCAATTCCAGATGAACTGGCATTTGATTTATTAGCACTGGTTGCTACAAAAATTAAAGGTATAGTCCCTGCACCTGCTGGCGAATAAAAACTTTGATCTATTACGCTAACGCTTATGCCGGGTGATTGTAAATTTGCCATCTTAAAAACTCCTTAGTGGATTACTTTGTTTTATTTAGCAGCAATTTAAAAAAAATAGCGGTAAATAACCATGTCAAAAGGTGTATAAAAGGGCGGCTATGAGAAAATTATGTAAAAATTGTCAACTAAACCCCGTGGCTATCAATTACCATAAAGATGGTAAAATTTATTACAGACGTACCTGCGATCACTGTGCCAAAAAAAGAAAAGCCAATAGGCCGCTATGGGCATTGGCCAAATATCAAAAAAAAGATTACTGTGAAAAATGTAATTTTGCATCAAAACACAGTGAACAATTTAATGTATTTTATATCGACGGCAATTTACACAATAATAGATACACAAATTTAAAAACGGTGTGTGCCAACTGTCAAAGAATACTGCACAAGGAAGGCGTTCTTTGGCGACAGGGAGATTTAACTCCAGATTTTTAATTAGTAATTTTTAATAATCATTTCAAGTTGAGAAAATAATTGATCTACAGTACTATTGTTTTCTACCACATGATCAATACTGCCTCCGACCCAAGATGTCTCGCTAGCATGAACTCCAAATTTCTCCAATTTTGATCGACTCAATGCCCATGTAATATTACTATCAGGTCCTCGATTATAGGAAACAGCGGCATCATACCACTCAGGGTCGGCACCTCGCTTTATCCTCACAACAATTCCACCAGTATTATGTATTGCTACTATTTCATTAGGGAATCTAACGTCACTAATTACAATATTGTCAGTGGTCTTACGCATTTTGTTTTCTAAACTGGCAATCCAGATATCATCATGGAACCCATGTCTACAAACTTCAGTGCCCCAATACTGTAAAATCCATCTTGGGGTAATTATCCTGCCAAGTCGATTGCTCCACCAGGTGTCAGGCTGTTCCCGCCACTCCCTAGCTTCCTTTGTTCTACCTTCAAGCAGTATCCGATCCCAACCAAAAACACAAGACACTGCATCTTTTAAACTATTAGCAAAACTATCGCGTCTGAACCCATGATAATTGCAAAGATAATCTGCTGCTGTATCTTTGCCAGCCGAAATAAATCCACAAAATCCCACTACCTTGGCCATATAATATCCTTTTAGACATTACAGTTTATAAAATTTATTCAACAGTGTCAAATAAATTTTTAATAAAATTAATCAATTAGCCCTGAACCCAGGTGAGTGGTTGACTGCCATCTTTATATGTAACTAGATCCAATTCCAATTGGTCCATTTCGGCCTTGGCTTCGGCTTTGAGTTGGGTACCGTTTAATGCGCTGCTGCCCTGTGGACCTGCGATAGATGGAAATTTTTCACGAGCCTGTCCCAATATCATTTTGGCATTGGCCAGCGCATAATCCTTTAACCACTGCCCTGCGTAGACATCTTCTAGCAAATTAAAATCTGGACGATGATTGTACATCCATATCAATACTTGTTCATCGGCATGGGGGCGCTGTTGAATAGTCAATGTATGGTTGGTAGAATTAAACACAAAATTTATATCACTGCCAAACATTTTACCCACTTGTTTTTGATAGCCTGCAAACGCATAATATGTGGCCAAGCCTCCCATGTTGGTCGAGGCTAACAGATAGGTATTGCTGTATGCCAAATTAAATGGTTCAAACAGTGTGCCGCCATTACCCCCGCCCGATTTTGATCCAATACTACGTCTAAACAGTTGCCGTATACTGACCACTTCTTTGGGCATAACATACTGGTTAGTATCCAATTCTAAATCTAAAAATCCATAACTTTCTTCTACAGAATTTGATGCTCGTTGACGGTATTTGGCCAAGGCTCGATCTATAGCTATATTATAGTCAGTGGGGTCAAGCTCAACATCCACAAGATTACCGCCAAGGAAAGTTTTGATATATTCCACAATTTGCTGTCTGGAATTTTCAGTTTCGCTGTTGTACATACTTCTATTTATACAAATAAATACAGTTAACTAGGAGATATAAAATTCCACGATTAAGTATGTATAGGCCTGAAAAAGGTTTAGATTTTAAATTCATAGATAGAACAATCAACGAAAGATTCCAGGTTGGCGGTGTTGATTGTTTAATTCACAAGTATCTAGGACCAGTTGCCCCTACTGGTACTGATGTCACCCCTGTCACCCCTGATACCAGTTTGAACGTAGTTCCCGAATTGGGTATCCAAGATGTGTTGCTTATGGAAAATCGTGATAGACAATACGCCAAAGACGTTTATGTAATACGTGGAATTTACACCATGCAGGATTTGGATTTTAATCTAAGTCAATTTGGCCTGTTTTTAAACAATGATACTGTGATGATGCATTTCCATTTAAGATCCAGTGTAGAATCATTAAGCAGAAAAATTATGGCAGGCGATGTGATTGAATTGCCGCATTTGAAAGATGAATATGCGTTAGATGACAATATATCAGCATTGCGAAGATTCTATGTAGTTCAAGAAGTTACTCGACCTACTTCAGGATTCAGTGTCACTTGGTACCCACACCTTGTCAAAGCCAAATGTATACCATTGGTGGACAGTCAAGAATTCAATCAAATATTGGATCAAGATTCTGGCAACGGGGACGGCAGCACATTAAAAGATCTATTGTCCACTTATAATCAAACTATTAAAATTAATGATCAAATCATTGAACAGGCCACGTTAGATGCACCCGCTAGTGGATATGATACTAAGAGTTTTTACATATTGCCCACTGCAGATTCTGGACTAAACAGCGATGCCAGTAGCGACTACAACGATGCTAGCATGGATCAAATGGTAGCCGATGCCAGTATAGTATTGCAAACTCCTGATAAGAATTTCTATGTGAGCTATTTGTTAGGAAACAGTGCGCCGCCCAATGGTGCGCCTTTTTCCTCAGGAATTGTGTTTCCTTCAGGGCCGGCACAGGGCAGTTTTTTCCTAAGAACCGATTACATGCCCAACGTACTGTATAGATTTGACGGTAAAAATTGGATAATGTTTGAACAAAATGTTCGTATGACTATGAATGAGTTTGGTGCGCAAGATACTGCGTCGGGTGTATTTGCCAACTATCCAAATCGCCAGACACAAAAAGCCAGTTTTATCAATAATGATACTGTTTCTACAATTAACGGTAAAGTAGTAACCGAACGACAAGCATTGAATCAAGTGCTCAAACCGCAAGCCGATAATTAAGGACTCCCATGGATTATTTTTACAGCGGTCAGATACGTAGATACCTAACGCAATTCATGCGAGCCATGAGCAGTTTTAGTTACAAGGATGGACAGGGAACTCTACACCAAATTCCAGTTATGTACGGGGATCCAAATCGGCAATCTGCCAGTATTTTGAAGAAAAATTCAGAAAATTCAATACCCAACGCACCGTTTATTGCATGTTATATTAAATCGTTAGAATACGATCAAACAAGATTACAAGATCCAACATTTGTCAGTAAAGTCCATATCAGAGAAAGAACGTATGACGAGACTACTAATCAATATGTATATAATCAAGGGGCGGGCTATACTGTAGAGCGCATAATGCCTAGTCCATATAAACTGACATTTAACGCAGATATTTGGACTACAAATACTGATCAAAAATTACAAATTATCGAACAGTTGGCCTATTTGTTCAATCCTAGTTTAGAAATTCAAACTAGCGATAACTACGTTGACTGGACCAGTTTGACAGTACTGCAATTAAAAAATACTGTTTGGAGTAATCGACAAATACCCCAAGGCACTGAACAAAATATTGACATAGGCAGTTTAGTTTTTGAAACACCAATTTGGATCACACCACCGGCCAAAGTTAAAAAATTAGGAATTATTACCAAAATTATTTCCAATATATTCAACGATGACCCTGGCTCCATCGCCACCAATTACAGCGATTTAGATGCTGTTTACGCAAATTTAGGCACGAGTGCTGCTAGAAATGTGATCACACCTGGCAATTTTGACCTACTGGTTCTCAATAACGTTGGAACGCTGTTGATTAATCAAGGGACCACTGGCAACAATTACACAACATCGCCCAATAGCAAATATAATTGGTACAATCTGTTAGATCAATATCCTGGTCAATTCAAAGCAGGATTGAGTTATATCACATTAACTACCCCAACAGGTCTTGATATTGTGGCCTATGTGACCATTGATGCTATTGAAGATACCAAAATACAATTGACATTTGACCTAGATACTCTACCCAGCAACACTGTGATTTCTGCAAGAGTTGCATCAGCAACAGTTAGTAGAGGAACCATTGATGCCATTATTAATCCTGAAACTTTTGTTCCCAATTCGCCCGCAAATGATACTAGATACCTAATATTAGAGAGCATCAATCAAACTTCGGCGTTTAGCACATCGGCTGTTTATCCGGGACCCTCTGCTTGGAAAAACAGTGACCAAACCAATTTTCAGGCTAATGCCAATGATATTATTCAATGGGATGGATCAAAATGGAATGTGATATTCAATAGCGCTACAATAACCCAACCCTATTATATCACCAATGTCTATACAGGTGTGCAATATGTATGGCAAAACGGTGTTTGGGCCAAGAGCTATGAGGGCGTATATGATCCAGACAATTGGTCGTTGATACTGTAAACTAATTTTATGGAAAAATCTGATCCAAATCAAATAATCTGTAGTGGCGGGTTATTTCTAGCCCGGGATACTAAACGATTCATGCTGTTGCTACGAACTCAGGGAAAAACTGCGGGCACATGGGGATTGGTTGGCGGCAAAAAAGAACCCAGTGACATCACTCCGTATGATATTTTAATTAGAGAAATTCAAGAAGAAGTGGGAACAACGCCTAAGATTAAAAAAGTTATACCTTTAGAGTTGTTCACCAGTGCGGATGATAATTTCCAATACAATACATATGTGCTTATGGTAGATCGAGAATTTATACCTGTATTAAATTCTGAACATGCCAGTTATGCTTGGTGTAGGTTTGATGCGTGGCCAAAACCACTACATCAGGGTGTTAAACATAGTTTCTGCAACCGAACTGTGCGTGCTAAATTGGAACTGCTGCTTGATCTACTGAATTAATTTATGCTCTGCGTGTAGAATGTGTGAGTGAATCTATTTAGAATTCCAGCAGCATTAGTTGTGGTATTCCAATTAAATGTTGAATTATCCCAAAACACCATGTCCATGCCAACATTGGGCTGTTGATTAAATATCCAACCTGAATTACCACCAGCATTGTAATTGTAGTAAGGCACATTAGTGCCTTTGATGCTAAGGCTAGCACTGACTGCACGACCAGGTAGAAAACTTGTACCAGTGTTGGCGTATCTGTTTACTGTGCCTGGAGCAAACCAAATATAGGGGTTGAGAGCAGCGCTATCTTGAATGGTCATGTTACTTACCAATATCCCATTTTTAATAGTTCCCAAGTGCGGGGTTGGGATAGAAATATTAAATTGATACCCTGGCTGTGTACTTTTTAATACAGTGTTACTCAAGGTATTGGAATATCCGTACCACTGACTGGTTGCGCTAAACGGTGCTAGGGTATCGTTATAGCTGAAATAACGAAATGTGGAAGTGCTTCCTGATGTGAATTTGAACACCGCAGGGCCCTGTCCCGACGCAACCAAATCATAAAATGTGGCCGACGCCTGTGTTGACCCCGAAAAGTCAGTGCAGGGATTGATAGTGATTGTGGGTGTAGGATCGCTACTGGCATTTTTAAAAGTGCCTATTGCTATATTGGAATAATCACCCAAATATGCATTGAAAATACTGCCATTATAAAAGTTCAATTGAGAAGAGGTAGGCGAAAAATAAGTCGAAGTAGTTGGCGGGTACATGATTAACGGACTAGTTACGCCATTATTGCCCAAATTAATTTGGGCCTGATCAAGATTGACCGCAATATACCCGCCATATGACTGAGGACCGATTGTATCACGTATAGTCAACTGCGTGGCAGTAACTGTATATACGATGTCTGTAACAGCTGAATAGTCGGGTTGTGTACCTGTAAAACTAATATAGCCGCCCATGAGATTTAATTGATTATAAGATCCGTAGACTGTATAGCCACTGGTATATGGTCCTGCTGTGAAATTATTAAAATCAAAATTATTAAAATTACTGGGCAAAATAGTATTAGCGCTGGGCAGCCCGGGCTGATTAACTTGCATTACATATTGGTAAGTACTGGTGCCTATTGATACGATCACTGGTGAAACTGCATTATTTCTAGTGTTAATGTTGATTTGGCCAAATCCTTGAAAAAACAAAGTAGAAGGTTTCGAACCCGCGCTGCTTAAAACAGTGTCATAAGAAGTGATCAAACCGCCGTACTGGGTGATAAATGAGCTGTTTACGTCAGTGTCAGCAAACATGTAGAGGAGTGTGAAATAGGAAGGAGAACGATATCCCGACGCGATCAAATTCTGATCGGTTCCACAAAAAATCATATCGCCAACAAAAGATAAAGTTCCCGACCAACCATTCCAGGAATTGTTAAATTTGTACTTGCCCAAAATCAACGTCTGCACACACATGGGTGTACTAGGATCACTAGAATTTGTAAATGTTATAGACGCATAACTATCTTGAAAATCAAATATCAACGCATTTTGATCAGGCGTGTCAATTCCGGGGCTATTGGCATTGGCATTATAAGTGCCGGAAGCCTCCACGCCAAGCGTGTATCCGTTGTGATTTCCTGGATAGATTGTGATGCTACCACCACTATTATAAAATTTTATTATTCCCGGGGCTAGTCGTATTCCATCTTTATTGATGGTGGTTATTTTCAACTTGCTGATAAACCCGCTGTACAATACGGTGCCGTCGGTGGGGGGGTCAAAGTGATAGCTCGACGCCCAAACCACCCCAGTGCTACCTACTATGTTGAATGCTATGCTGTTGCTGCCATCCAGCGAACCATGTATGAACACGCGATCAGCAGAGGGATGGTCAAAATCAACTTTACTAACTGTTGGTGCACTGTCTGATGTGTTTAGTGATTGATCCAATGTACCACCCTGAAAATTCAGGGTTGAATTTGAAATGTCGGTCCTGCCTGTTAAATAAACATAAGCTGGACTTTTAATATATATGTTTGGAAAGATAATGTTAGTATTTTTAGGTTGATCTATCTGTGAGGGAGTTGATGCCAAACCGCCTGTAAAGGTCAAATCCTTAACATAATAACCATAAACTCCTGTTCCACCAAAAAAATGTCCGGCAGAAGGGTTGGTAATTTCCAAACTTAGCGAATATGCTAAAGATCGGAGCGCAATCTGTATGCCCACTGCATAAATTTCTACATTGTCGGCCACGCTCGCTGTATCTAATCCTGCAATTTTTGGTGCGACCGAGGCATTGTTGGAACTGAAGATAATTTTGGTGTTGGCGCCAGTTACTTGCTTTGAAATAACAAAAAATATTTTACCACTAGTAGCCAGTATTTGTTTATACGCAGCAAGAAAGTAATTATTACTATATACAATTTGATTGCTGTTGTTCTTAATTTGTACCACTACCGGTCCGCCCAATTGCCAGGACTCCCAACCAGTCTTGTTTTGATCTAGAGCAACTAAAGAATCTGCTTTGAGCTGATAATCAGCGGGCGTGCCGTTTTGCAACAGCTGTGTTAGCACTATGTTAGAATTATCTTGCCATATCCAGTCGCTGCTATTCTGGGCACTGTTATACAGGGTGGATATGTACACGCCGGTGTTGTATATGCCACCATAACCCACAGTTATGGCTATTTGTGGAGGTATTCCCGAAGCTGTATCACTCGCAGCTGACACAATATTTCCTGTACTGCTGTATACTCTAAAGTTGGCAGTGACTCGCGTGCCGCCTAAACAATAAAACAGATCAGTTTGAATCATACCCAAGTCATACTGGTTGGTGTCCTGGTTAGGCAAAAAGTTAAAATTTATACTAGGCGTGTCTGTAAAACCATATAGCCAGGCGTTTATTATAAAATTTGATGCATAATATGCTCCATACGGCGCAGTGGCGTACTGGGTCCACGCACATCCAGCTAACCTTATATCACCAGCAGTATATAAATCTAGAACACCACCAGTCATAGTAAAAGTGGGGGTAACATACTTAGCTTTACCAGCAGCCTTATCATCATAACTTATGTATGCCCAAACAGGGTCAAACCGATCAGCAGCCTGTGCACTTACTAGGCCGCAGGTGCCACCGCCATATACAGTGCTGATCATACCACGGCTTATGTTTACACTGATTGCCCATATCAATAAAGCATCGGGACAAAGAAATACTCGAGAAGTATCACTGTTGCCGCAGTTCACGTATATTATCTGAGTCGAAAAGCTAGATATAAAAAATAAATCCACATTGCTATCAATAGCAATTACC